CTCGCAGGCATCTTCAACATGGGCGGCGCGGCCGTCGCCAACTACGTCAGCATCCTCGAGCGGCTACGTTAGCGGGTATAGCCATGAAGGCCTTGGTGCTCCGCGACGCAAACGGCAAGGTGACCAGCGCGATCGAAGAGGTGGCCGAGACTCAGTTGCCGGCGGGCGACGTGACGGTGGCGGTCCAATACTCCACGCTCAACTATAAGGACGGCTTGGTGCTCGGCGGTCTGGGACGGCTGGTGCGGCAATATCCGCATGTTCCCGGCGTCGATTTCGCCGGCACGGTCGAGACCTCGGAATCGCCGCACTGGAAGAAGGGCGACGCCGTGATCCTCACGGGCTGGCGGGTCGGCGAGACGCACTGGGGCGGCTATGCGCAGAAGGCCCGCGTCAAGGGCGAGTGGCTGGTGGCCTTGCCGCAGGGTCTGACTCCGGAGCATGCCATGGCTATCGGCACGGCCGGGTTCACCGCCATGCTGGCGGTCCTGGCGCTCGAGAGGCACGGGCTGACGCCCGAGCGCGGCGAAATCCTGGTGACGGGCGCTGCCGGTGGCCTCGGGAGCGTGGCGACTGCGATCCTTGCCAAGCTCGGCTATACCGTGGCCGCATCGACCGGACGCGCCGAAACCCATGCCTATCTGAAATCGCTCGGCGCTGCCGCCATCATCGATCGCGCCAGCATTGCCACGCCATCCGGCAAGCCTCTCGACTCCGAGCGCTGGGCGGGCTGCATCGATTCGGTCGGCGGCTCGACCTTGGCCGCCATTCTGCCGCAGTTGAAGCATCGGGGCGCGGTGGCCTCCTGCGGCCTCGCCGGCGGGACCAAGCTGGAGACCACGGTCATCCCGTTTCTGTTGCGCGGGGTCAGCATACTCGGCATCGATTCGGTGACCTGTCCGACCGCCGAACGCAATCAGGCGTGGGCTCGGCTGGTAAGCGACCTGCCGGCGGCGAAGCTTGACACCGTGATCCAGCCGGCCGGCCTCGGCGATTTGCCGAGGCTGGGTGCCGACATCCTCGCCGGCAAGATCCGGGGGCGAGTGGTCGTCGATGTCAATCGTTAATTTAAATGATTCCAATGAGTTACTGGAAGATTCACGATTAATCTCACCGAAATGCCACAACACGAATTGTTACTGATCCGTATTCTTTCGCGACCTACAGCGGAGGAGACGACGAGCATGCTTTACACAGCGGTGAGCCTGTCCCTCTTCGGAGCCGCATACGCCTTCCTGGTGTCCCTGACCATTTTCTAGTCCCTTTCGCACTCCCTGTGCCGGCCCGCCTGGAGCATTCTCCCGGCGGGCCGTTGCACGTTATGGAGCAGCGATAGGCTGTCCTCAGCTTCCTTCGCCGGAGCCGATGATCCGGTAGAGGTGCTTGACGTCCTTCGTCGCCAGCTTGATGTCCTTGGCCGGATTGAACTGGTGCAGGACGATCTGGTCGTCGCTGCGGCGCAGGAACTGCTTGATCATGCCGCGGCCGTCCGCCAGTTCGACGGCAACGAAGCAGTTCTTGGTCAACGGCCGGTTCGGGTTCACATAGAGGATCTCGCCGGCGAAATAGCGCGGCTCCATGCTGTCGCCATCGACGTAGAGTGCGAAGGCGTTGGCGGAGCCAGCCAGCAAGGCCGGGCGCTGCACATATTCCTTGGCCTCGCCCTCATTGAAATAGAAGCCCTCGGCGCCGCCTTTCACGGCGCCCATGACCGGCAGGTCACGGCCCGGAGTCGGCTGCGCGATCGGCTCGAAGCGGGCGATCGGCGGTAAACTGGCAAGCGCGCCGGATCCGGCGTCGACGCCGGCCAGCGCGAGCACAGCGCGCGGATCGACGCCCTTCTGCGCGAACAGGGCCGCCATGTGGCGCATCAGCTCGATCGGCAGGAAGCGACGGCGATAGCGGTCTTCATAGTGCTGGTAGCGCGTGAGCGCCCAGCCCAGCGACTCCGCAACCTCACGCATCGACAGGCCGGCGCGCTCGCGCAGGGCTTTCAGCTGACGGGCCGCTTCGGAAACTTCGGCCATGGGTACTCTCCCGGTATGTTTACGCACGTAACCTTATATGCCGAAGGCGTTGACAAGTCAATGCGGATCTCATAGTATCTGCGTAGGAACAAAACGGGTACAATATCATGTATGACTCATGGCCGCTACCTACAAGAACGAGAGGCAGGCCGGCCGCCGGTCGCAATGCCGGCAAGGCGGCACGGAAGAACCGGCGCTGCCTTTCCTGTTCGCAATGGTTTGACAGCGCCGGCGCCGAGGAGCGGGTCTGTCCGCTTTGCAAGGCCAGTGAAGATTGGGCAGACGCCATGGCAGCCTGCCACGGGCACATCGCCTGGTAGACAAAAAAGAGCCTAATAATAATGAGTTATTGGCGGAAATCGCAACGAGTGAGCTGAGCAGAAAGGAGCATGGGAGATGAGCGAGCACGGCAAGCGCGGTTGGCGGGGGCAGGGGCGGCGAGGGCGTCCGAATAGCGATCGGCCGGCTGTCGACTGCGGTACGCCTGAGCTTCAGGCCTACCGCGAACGGCTAGCGGCCGGCGGTGACCCGGCCTTGACCGAATATCCGCTCGGCCTCCTGCTGGCGCGCGGCCTGGTCAGCCGCGAGCAGCATGAAGCCGGTTGCTACTACGCGTTTCTCTACGGCCGCAGCATCGGCCGCACGCAGGTGAATTGCAGCTATCTATTCGGAGCCCAGGCCGCGGGTTACGCCGATCGCCACGAGCTGACGGAGGCCGATCTCGCGAAAATCCAGTCGCTGTTCCGCCAGGGCAAGAATCAACTCCTGGCGGCCGGTCGGCATGTCTGCGACGCCACCGAGAACCTGATCGTCTTCGGCCGCTTGCCGCGCTTTCTTGACGCTGGCCGTCGACGCCCGCAGTCCGCTTGGCGCGCCGACAAGACCGAGCTGGCGGCCGTCTGCCTCGGTCTCGATGTGCTCGTTGCCTGCTACGGACGCGCGGCCGGCCGCCTCGGCCGCATGGACCTCCATCGGAGTCCGAGCCTGACCCAGGCGGCGGAGTAGAGATTTCTCTTGACAGACGTAGGATAGATGTCCTAGGATGTGATTATTATGACATGGGGTCGTGTGCCTGAAGCGCGCGGCCCCTTTTCTTTTTGCTGTCGGATTGGGCGTCGGACCGCTTCTGCAAGGAAACGATGTGGAGACTGTCTTGAAGGCCAGGACCGGTGCCGCCTCAGGCCCGACCCCAGCGAAGGTAAGCGCACGCGGCCTTGCACGACTGCATACACAGGCAGCGACCGACGTACTTGCCAGCATCATGTCCGACACCGGCGTTACCGCGTCTGTCCGGGCGAGGGCTGCGCGCGCCCTGCTTGCGTTCGGACATCGCAGGCCCGCGGCGGGTCTGGCGTCCGAGGGCAAGAAGTCGCTTGGAACCACAGCCGTGAGTGTTGAATGGGCCCGCCCGCCCGAAAGCGACGGTTAGGCGGTGGTTGCATGCGCTAGCCGCGCATCCTTTTCGTTCTGCCAACCCAGCGCCAGGCCGCAACCACAGGAGAGTGCCGCATGTCCGAAAGCAGAGCGAAAACGCCGCGTCATGGTTCGACCGACTGGGCCGCCCAGCAGTTTCTGCGGATGCTCGACCAGGAGGAAAAGCGGAAGGTGGAACTGAAGCGCCTTCGTGCCGAAGGCTGGCAGCCAGCCGTTTCCCGGATGCCTGCCGACGAGCGCCACGGCCCCACTTTCGGCGATGGCAGCGATGCGGTTGCCAATCTCGTCCAGCAGGAGATCGACAGGCAGCAGCTCATGCAGGGCGAGGCCCGCCGCCGGGCACGGGCGCAGCCAGCTCGAATTGCTCCGCAATCCCCATTGAGCTCGGAAATACAGGCAGCTCAGCTGCAGACCTCAGCATCGGGCGGCCAGGCCCCGGTGTTGATCATTCCAAGGCAGCCGTTACCGATGCCCGAGAAGCTCGGGCGAGACTATCGAAAGGGTTGGCACATATTCGCCGAGACTCTGAGAGATCCGGCAATAATGCCGCCGCTTACCGAAAGCGAGGCCGCTGCATTTCGAACGACGTTCGGCCTGGAGGGTGGCATGGAATACGACCCCGGAGCTGGAGGGCGAGGGGTGCCGGGTCGCGCCGGCGTTACTGAGAACTTCCTGAGCGACGCGCAAGGCCGACTTGGATCGGCGATCGAGCCCGACGCGAAGAAGCTCATGGTTCAAGAAGTCGCGCAGATCTACAAGATGTATGTCAATGACGCGCTGAGGAACGTGGGGGGTGGTTCGGCACTCGCGAAGATCGGTGATGAAAAGACGGCCATGCAGATCTTCGATGTTCTCTACCAACATGGCCGCGGAGGCGGAGCGCGAGTCCTGCAGGATGCAGTGAACAGCGTGATCGACGAACTGCCAGACGGAGAGCGAAGCAGGCTGGGTCTGTCGCGGATTGTGATCAGGGATCCAACGAGTCCAAGAGCATTCGGCCCACAGGCGCTGGAACGCATCTCCCGTCTCGTCGAGAGCGGGTACGCGAAGAGGCTTCGGGGAGCAATTGCAGATGAACGGTCGGCTGCTTACCCGGATCCTGGTCGCCTAGGAGGCCTGAACTACCGCTACAACTACCACCGATAGCAGACACGACCACCCGAGGGTTGTGGATAATCCCATCGAGGCAGGGGTTCAATCCAGCGGGATGCGCAGGATGTCGTCGAATCGGCGCTGCAGATATGATGAGCCCCGAGGGAGGATGCTCACTTCATTCAGAGCGCCAGTTGACGACTGTGGGGGAGATATCACCCGGCCATCGAGGGTGAAGGCAATGGCTCGAGTGCCTCCCCCGGAGCACGTTTCTCTGGATTGACACTGAAAGCTCACAAAGAGATAGAGACGTTCCGAGAGGGCCACCATGTCGACGAGCGCGTCTGGAGCAAGGTCCTGAGACGCGCCGGGAATCGCTGAAAACTCATAGCTCCGTTGCGCGACGGCTCCTTGACCCTCTTGCTGGAAGAACTGCAGGAAAGCCCGGCCCGAGCGACGGTCCACGCTGGAAGCCGCGATGCGTTCCCCAGGCAGGACGGCGAGACGATCTGCTGGCTGAGGGAATGGGCGAGCGAGAATACGCTCGGGAGCACCGGCGGGGTCGAGCCAAGCGAGCCATTGGCGTTGCGAAAAGTCCGCGCATGGATTACTGGCCGACCCCATTTCGGCGCTCGGGCCGGACGTACCCACCAGAACGAGATAACCTCGGTCAAGCTCGATCAATTGGTTTACATAAGTCCAGGTGCCCGGCAGGTCGAAATGCCACTGCCAGAGAAAGCGGCCGTCGGGCTGCAACTTGACGACCTGCGCGTCGTCGCCGCACCAGCGCGGTCCGTCGCTATCGCCACGCCCTCCGAGAAGGATAGACCCGTCACGGAGGACTCTCATGCTTGTAACGAGGTGAAGGCCGAAGTCAGGGCCCACAGCAGTGAACCAGACGACTTCTCCTGTTGGCGCGATGCGCCATATCTGGCCATAGCTATTGGCGACGATCACGTCTTCGCGTTGGGCGTGTGACCCGGTGAGAGCTTCACGCGCTGAAGCCGTCAACCGTGCGGCCGCGACCGCACGATCGACCGATGTATTGCCGACGCCCTCACCGAGGTAGGTGCGATGCATCAATCGACCATTCTGAGCAACTTGGTAGAGGTAGTAGCCACCGGGACCCTCGCTCGCAGTGATCGCCAGCGATCCATCGGACAGGATCGCAAAATCCTCCAGGTGCTGACCGATCCAGCCGGAGGGATGCGGCCCTGGATAATGGAAGGCTACTTCTGGCTGAGAGCCGCTTTCCCCATGCGCGCCTGCAACGAGCATTGAGAAGAGCACGGGAAACACAAGGAGGGTTCGGTTCACTATGCAAGACTCGCCAATGCGACAGTACAACCTATAGTAGATCAACGGGATATGAAAAGCAATCAAATGCGACTTCAACGACAACCCACCCCTCACGACGAGGAAACAGCCTCATGGCACAGATGACCGAGTCCGAACTCAAGTCCATCCTGGGAGCCGAGATCGCCGACTCGCTGGCCCATCTCGGCGGCGAACTCAGCGCGCAGCGGCGGAAGGCCCTGCGATATTACCTTGGCGAGCCCTTCGGCAACGAGCAGGAGGGGCGCAGCAAGGTCGTGTCGACAGATGTCGCGGACGTGGTCGAATGGATCTTGCCGGCGCTGCTCAAGATCTTCACCACCGGCGACGAGGTCGTGCGCTTCGAGCCGACCGGGCCTGAGGACGAGGAGGTCGCCAAGCAGGCGACGGAGTACGTCAACTGGATCTTCTCGCGCGACAACGCCGGTTTCCTCAATTTGTACATGCTGTTCAAGGACGCGCTGTTGCAGAAGAACGGCATCGCCAAGGTCTGGTGGGAGGAGGGGGAATCGGCGACGCGCGAGAGCTACCTACGCAAGAGCTTCGAGGAGATGCAGCTGGTCCTCGCCGATCCGGAGGTGGAACCGGTCGCTCACAGCGAATATCGGGACAGCGGCGTGATCATAGGGCCGAACGGCCTGCCGATCGAGACGGCGGTCACCTATCACGACCTGGTCGTGAAGCGCCGGCGCCGGACCGGCGCCGTGCGCATCATGACGGTGCCCCCTGAGGAATTCCTCATCAGTCGCCGGGCGCGATCGATCGAGGACGCTCCGTTCGTCGCCCACCGCCTCCGCAAAACCGTTTCTGAGCTCATCGAGCTGGGCTACGACCAGGATCTGGTCGACCGTCTTCCGGGAAGCGAGGATGACGATCCCACGGGCGAGCGGCGGGAACGCTTCGCGCTCGAGGACGATCGCGACCGCACCGTCGCCGATGGCCCCAATCGTGCGATGCGCGAGATCTGGATCACGGAATGCTACCTCAAATGCGACTGGGACGGCGACGGCCTCGCCGAGCGGCGCAAGGTGACGGTCGCGGGCAGCGGCCAGGAGATCCTCGACAACGAGCCTTGGGACGGGCCGCTGCCCTTCGTCTCGCTGACGCCAATCCCGATGCCGCACCGATTCTTCGGCCTGTCGGTGGCCGACCTCGTGATGGATCTGCAGCTGATCAAATCTACAATTCTGCGGCAGATCCTCGACAACCTCTACCTCAGCAACAACGGCCGGCACATCATCAGCGATCAGGTCAACCTGGACGACCTGCTGACGTCGCGGCCCGGCGGTATCGTGCGGTTGAAGAACGGCGCTCTTCCGGGACAGGGACATATCCTGCCGCTCGACACGCCCCTGGTCGCAACTCAGGCCTTTCCGATGCTGGAATATATCGACGGCGTCCGTGAGAACCGCACGGGCGTCACCCGCTACATGCAGGGGCTCGATGCCGACACGCTCAACAAGACCGCCAGCGGCATCAACCAGATCATGACGGCGGCCCAACAGCGGGTGGAGCTGATCGCGCGCGTCTTTGCCGAGACCGGTGTCAAGGATCTGTTCCGCAAGATCCTCGAGCTGGTGAACCGCCACCAGAGCGCGCCGCGCATCATCCGGCTGCGCAACCGCTGGGTGCCGATGGATCCGCGCGAGTGGAACACGCAGATGGATGTCTCCATCAGCGTCGGGCTCGGCACCGGCAACAAGGACCAGATGCTCGTACATCTGCGCAATCTGCTGGAGATCCAGGTTCAGGCGATCCGCATGCAGGGCGGCGTCGCCGGCCCGCTCGTGCGGCTCGAGAACGTCTACAACACGCTGGCCAAGCTGGTGGAGAACGCCGGGCTCAAATCCGCCGATCCCTATTTCACCGATCCGGCGCAGCACCCGCCGGCGCCGCCGCCTCAGCCGGCTCCGCCGCCGCCCGATCCGGCGATGGCAGCGGTGCAGCAGCAGGCGCAGCTCGAAGCCGCGCGGTTGGCCTTCGATCGGCAGCGCGCGAGCGCCGACCTAGCCCTGGACCGGGCGAAGCTCGCGGCTGATATCGCGCTGAAGCGCAATGCGCTGGCGCTAAAGGCTCGGCAGGCAGGTTTGGCATGACGCTGGAACAGGAAGCGCGCCGCGGCGAGGAGGCGCGTCGACTGCTCGAAGAGCCGCTGCTGGAGGAGGCTTTCACTGCCGTCGATGGTGCGCTGCGCGAAGCGTGGACTTCCACGCATGATGACGCAGTGGCCGAGCGGGAGCGCCTGTGGCTGATGCTAAAACTGCTCGGGCGGGTGCGGGCTCATTTGGTAGACGCGCTGCAGACAGGCAGGCTTGCTAACGGGCAACTAGCCGAACTCAAAGCTCCTCTCTGACCTCACTGCCAGTCTCTCGTCTTCAGGATGAGAGGCCAGGCCGCGTCCGGTTGAATTGTCGATGGAGATCGCCATGCTTCCGGGGAGCCCGAAATCCTGATGGTTATCGGATTGCTCCGCGATTTGTGATGTCCTCGTTGCCGTCACCGCCCCGTTTTGGCCTTCGAGGTTCCTCGCGAAAGGTCGCACAAATGTCATATTCATACTACAATCATAGGTTGATTGGCGAAAGAAACCCGATCAGACGAATGAGCTATCCGCAGATCCTGGAAAGGCTGAAGCCTTGGAGAAGCCTCCCATTCCCGCTTGGCCTCCTCTCTAAGGCTGCATGGACCGAACCGGAGCAGGCCGTGCCTGATCGTTCTGACGGTCGACCGATACTGGCAGCCAGCGAAGCAAGCGGCAGCAGCGGAGGCAAGGGACCTGCGCCGACGGATGTCGTCGCAGAGATCGCTACGCCGGGGCAAACCGCTGCGGATGCCATGAGAGGAACTACGACGCGCGAAATCCATCGCAAGGAGAATCGGTGGCCATTGCTGATCCGGGAACCGGACCGGCGCAAGAGCATACTCGCAAACAGCGCGGGGCTGTTCGACATCGCAGACAATCCGCGGGCCGATGGGGCTACACCCTGGTATTCCTCCCATCGCGATGGATACAGCGGCGTCAAGCGCCATGACGCCAGAATTGAGCGGGAGGCAAAGCGTGTGGGGGTGGATCCGAATCTTATGCGCGCCCTTGCTTATGTCGAATACGCCAATGGCTACAGCTATGGCGGACCCGCCCAGTGGGTCGGAGCTGCAAAGAGCCTCTATCCGATGAATATCCGGCCGGATCGGTGGGCCGGGCTCGTCGGCGATGCCGACCTCAACGACTCCGATGTCAACGTGCGTGCTGGAGCCTTGCTGCTGAAGCGCATTGCCGGACGGCTGGTGGACCCAAGCGTCGCCAAGATCGCGACGCTGTACAACAACTTGGCCAGAGACGAGGTCAGCGACTACGGTCAGCAGGTGGCGCGGGCATATCGGGATAAGTTGTGGACGGCCGAGACGTTGCCATGACGCTTCGGATATCGAGCTGGTTGCACCGCGGCCAGTCTGCTTTGCTCGTTGAATGCTTGATCTGGGCATTTGTCGTCGCGACCATCCACGCGAGCGTTGCCACTGTAGCCGATTGGGACAGGTTCGAGCCGATAGGCTTCGACGAATACTGGCCCATCATCTCGGACCGATGGAGCTTCGTACCTTACTATGTGCTGTGGATCGGATTGCCGCTGATCCTCGTGACGTGGGGCTACTCACGAAATGCCGGCAGACGGCGCCCGCGTACGCGCCGAGACGATGACGAGTATAGAATGCTCGACTTGGATCAAAGTGCGGTTCGATCGCCGATCGAGATCTTCACGTACTTGTATCTAGGCGCAATGATTGCCGCGGGACTTGCGCACACGGCCGTCGCTCAGTGCCTGATGAGAGGCGAATGTGGCTTCTTCACGTGGTACCAGGGCGTGTTGTACTGGGCAGTGTTTTGGATTTGGCCGCTCCTGCTGCTGCTGCTGCGACAAGCCCTATGGAAGATTGCGCGGCGGCGATAGTACAACGCGTTTGGCGGCCCAGCCTCGTTCCAACATCGAAGGAGTTACTCCATGACCGACGCAGCGACGCCGGAGACGGCAACTGCACCCGAAGTCCACGATCTCGCCAGCGCCACGCGCGCGATAGAGAGGATCATCCGTCGCGCAGAATCGCCGGAGGTCGAGAGTGACGGCAGCCAGACCGCAGATGCGAATGGCTCAGATGAGGGCGATGAAGGTCCCGACACCGAAGCAGATGACGAGCCCGATCACGACTCCGGTCACATCGATGATGAGGAGGATGAATCGGGCGATGGCACGGAGAAGGAGCCGCACTACAAGGTCAAGGCAGGCGGCGAAGAGACAGACGTCACGCTCAAGGAGCTGATCAAGGGCTACCAGCGCGGTGCAGACTACACCAGGAAGACGATGCGGCTCGCGGATGATCGTCGCGAAATCGAGCACGCCAAGGCCGATCTCGAGGCAGAGCGGGCGGCTGTCACGCTCGATCGCCAGCACTATGCCGAGCGGTTGGCAGGGCACATTCCCGCACTTCAGCAGCAGCTCGCGCACTTCAAGGGCATCGACTGGCAGTGCCTCTCGACCGAGAACCCGGCGCTTTACGCGCAGGCGAAGCCGCTGTTCGATGCGCTGACCGGTCAGCTGCAGCAGGCAGAGGTCGAGCGCCTGCAGCTGGAGCAGCAGGAGCGTCAGCGCCACCTTCAGGCCGTGCAGGCTCACCAGGACCACATCCTCGAGCAGAAGCGGGTTCTTATCGCGAAACACCCGGAACTGGCTGACCCCGTGAAGGGGCGGCAGGAGAGCGCGGCGCTTGCGCGATATCTGACTGAGGTCGGCTATCGCCAGCAGGAGCTGTCGCGCCTCGTCGACCACCGGGACTTCATCCTGGCACGCAAGGCGATGCTCTACGACCGCCTGATCGCGAGCAAAGACAAGGTGAAGGAGGCGGTTGCCGCGCTACCGCGCGTGCAGAAGCCAGGCACGGCGCGCGGTGCGCGCTCAGGCAGTGCCGAGCGGCGGGCCGTGCTCATGACGCGCCTGTCCCGCAGCGGCCGGACGGAAGATGCGGCACGACTCATCGAAGACATGATCTAGGAGGGGGCGCGGGCAGCGACTCGGCTGGCTCCATGCCGCTCACGCTTCTCAGCATTGCCAGACACGAGCTGGTCTGGAGCGAGATCGCCTAACAAGGACTCACGTAACTGCGGGCAGCCATGACAGCTGCCAATCGTCCTAAGTACATCGCGGCCCCGCACTGATGCCTTGCGCCCCCGCCTCACGCGGCACGGTCTAGGCTCGGCGTCCGGACACGCCCGCAGCCCACGCACTTCACGATCACTGAGGCACACAACAGCGTTGCACGGCCATGCCGGCGCTACGCATCACCTTCATTGGAGAAAACAGATGGCACAACCGACAAACACCTTCGACTCCTACGATTCGGTCGGCAACAAGGATGACCTGAGCGAGGTCATCTACAATCTGTCGCCGACACAGACCCCGTTCCTGTCCATGGCCCAGCGGCTCAAGGCCAGGAACACTTTCCACGAATGGCAGACCGACTCGCTCTCTGCCGCGGCGCAGAACGCGGTGATCGAGGCCGACGATGCCACCCTCGACGCGAGCGCGCCGACTCAGCGCGTGGGCAACTACACGCAGATCTCGGACAAGACCGTGGTCGTCAGCGGCACTCAGGAGGCCGTCGACAAGGCCGGCCGCAAGTCGGAGCTGAGCTACCAGATCGCCAAGCGCTCGAAAGAGCTGAAGCGGGACATGGAGTTCATCCTGACCGGCAACCAGGCCTCGGTCGTCGGCAGCTCGTCCGTCGCGCGTACGACCGGCTCGGTCGAAGCCTGGCTGACAAGCAACGTCAGCCGCGGTGCCGGCGGCGCGTCGGGCGGCTTCTCCGGCGGCATCGTCAGCGCGGCGACCGACGGAACCCAGCGGGCCTACACGGAGGCGTTGCTGAAGAACGTCATCCAGTCCTGCTGGGCCAATGGCGGCGATCCCTCAACGATCATCGTCGGGCCGAAGAACAAGGCGGTGGGCTCCACCTTCACCGGCATCGCGACGCAGTATCGCGAGAACGCCGGCACGAAGCAGGCCACGATCATCGCCGGCGCCGACGTCTATGTCAGCGACTTCGGCGAGCACCGCATCTACCCCTCGCGCTTCAGCCGCGACCGCTCGGTGCTCGTGCTGGACATGGAGTACTGGGGCGTCGCCTACCTGCGGCCGTTCCAGCAGACGGAACTCGCCAAGACCGGCGCCTCCGAGAAACGCCAGCTGCTGGTCGAATACGCCCTCGTCGCCAAGCAGCAGGCCTCGTCAGGCGTGGTTGCCGACCTGACGACGCCGTAGCAAGGGCGCCCTTCTTGCTCACTCGCGCGGGCGGCCCTAGGGCCGCCCGTCTTCTTTCAGCATGCCAGAAATCCGGGTTCTCCACATGCTCTATCCAACGCGGGGCAGTTCGCTGCCGCAGCATCGTTACGCCCCGTCACGCTACGGGCGTCCTCGTTACGGCCTCCTTGATGTCCTGGATCAGCCCGATCTCGTGCGGGCCTCCGAGCCCTCCGATTCAAACGCACCGTCTTTGTCGGCCGCGATCGGTGGATTCTCGCCGATGCGATGGCTCACTGGCCAAGTGGGCCTTTTTGACCTGCTGGACGATGCTGACAACGCAGAGGTAACTCGCGTTCCGATCTCGGCGCGCGAACCAGCGGAGCCAACTTGGTTTGATCGCGCCAAGTCTCGGTTCCACGAGATGTTTCCACCGGTTCCAACCCCAGAGATGGTCAGGGATGGCAAGGGGGGAGTCTGGCGCAAGGATATCTACGATCTGATTGAGGACATCGCGACGGCCGAGCCGGAGGACGAGGCGGCCTTGCGCCAGCGCATCCAGGACGTCCTCGCTGACTCTCCGCACACCCGCGATTTCTGGTTCCACTACGAGCTGTCTAACCGTTTGGACGGTGATGACTCCGAAACCGTCAGAACCGCGCTACGCGACCGCGGGCATGAAATGTCCATTCGGGCGCGCGAGATCTTGCCGCAGATTCTCGGCACCATTGCCCTGGGAGGAAAGGGGCGTCTCCCTGGAGGCGAGCAGCCTGCTGCGGTTCCACCTACCGTCGTCAAGAGGGAGGTTCAGAATGCGAAACCGGCTTCGCTGGAGCGCACCGGTTCTAGCAGCAGCATTACCGCTGAGAAATCCTCTACCACAGCCACCAACAGACGCAGACGTCAGAATGTCACCCGCGGCGGTATACATCGCACGAAGGAAACCGACTGGCGTGCATATCGTGACCTATGGGATGATTTGGGCTATGGAGACATGCTCAGTCCAGCGAACCGGGCGCTCATTGCCAGAGGACGAAGCCCGATCGTCGACGAGGCGTGGATCAAATTTAACCCGGAGGACGCCGGCTTAGCGGGTGAGATTATTGAGATTCACCACGTTGCTAATCTTCTTCCGCGAGTGCCTTGGCCAGAGACTCGACACCGTGATCTTCATAGGGAGGACGGAGGTACAAACAAGGGACCGGCGGGACCTGGATCCGCATGGCCTCCCTACTGATCACCTTCGTGGATGAAGAAAATCCGCGAACTCGAACTTGGCCCTTCGCGCCCTATCCAGAGACTTGAACGCATCGCGCATCAGCGGACGGCTACTGCGTTGACAGCGGTTTCATGACATTGTCGGGTGTGAGGCACTATGGTACGCGTTTGGGCATGCTGAAACAGCTCCACAGCCCGCGATTGGCGCGCTTTGCTGCAATGCGGCAAAAGCCTCCTGAGGACTGAAGCAGTCTATGGAGGCCATCAGTCCGCATCACCCGCGGCACAAACTTGCGTTTTACGTCGACCAAGAGGTGGATTTCGAAATACGCGCGGCGGTGTCAGATTTTGTGGGGAGGATCGCCTCCTCGCGCAACTGGTCACTACGTGCACCGGAGTACTTTGATATCCACAAAGTGCCAGAGGATCAAACTCGCGGCGACTGTTGTACGGATGATGTCGGCGGGTTCATCGAGATCTATTCGGGATGGCCGCCATGGAGCGTGCCGCGAGAGATCGACATTCGGCAGTTCGAAGAAGTGAAGGCACTGCTGCGCGCGTTGGAAGCCTTCTCGCGCGAGCGAGGCTTAGACTTTGAGGTCCACTTTGCAGGTGAAGTGATTGGTCGTGTCGCCAATGGCCGGACACGCGGTGTCCAGGAAATGCTGCTTCACGAATGGGGGCGATCGCTCGGACTCTCATCTTAGGAATTGCACGCCTTCCATTTTCGGTCGAGAAAATTTGGGAAAGGGTCGCAGATGAGTCTTGACATATTTGGGATAAAAATCCTATAATGAAAAATATTATGTCATGCCGCAGTGCGCTTGGTGGCGAGCCTCACGAAAGTCTAATCTGACCGTCAGCATCCGAGTAGTCGGGCGCGCGAATTCGACGTCACCAAGAAAGTCCAAGAACAGCAGGAATTTTACGCACGGCATCTGCCTATCGGGCGGTTGCTCGGGTGTGCTGATGTCGAGGTGCCATGACCCGTCGTTTGCTCGAAGCCGATCCCTTGACCGGCGTCAGGGAGTATCATCATTACGATGTGGCTACAGGCCGCACCATTATCGAGACAGTGCAAGACACTGCGCCGATCCTCGAGCGCAACAAAGCGTTGCAGAATGCCGACGACCGGGGCTGGTCGCCGTCGCGCGACTTGCGTCGTGCCGCCACGATCCCGGACATCATCGTCCTCAAGTGGCGGAACGAATACGGCATCGATGTCTTCAACCGCAATCACTGGCCGGCGGTGAAGAGGCTCCTGAACGACCCGGAGTGGCGGTACCTGCGTACGGCGCCGGGTACACTCTAGGCCAACGCTGCAGAGCGGCCGCCTGCGGCCGCTTCTGACCATCCACACCAATCATAGGAGACTTCCATGGCAGCACGTGCCATCACGCTGCTGCCGTCGGCTGCGCGCACGACGAGCGGCGCCAGCGACGGCAGCTCGGCCGCAGCCGAGTTCCGCGAGGCCAATGTCCTGCTCGACATCACCGCCGTGTCCGGCACGACGCCGTCCCTGACCGTCACGGTCGAGACCTCGGCCGACGGCAGCACTTGGTTCACCCATACGGCGTTCTCGGCCAAGACGGCGACAGGCAAGGATATCCAGAAGCTCGGCAATCTCGGCAGCTATCTGCGGGTCTCCTACGCCATCTCGGGCACGACGCCGTCCTTCACCTTCTCCGTTGTGGTCGACGGCAAGCGGGTGGCGTGATGGCGATCGCGACCTACGCCGAGCTGCAGACGGCGATCGGGAACTGGCTGGGGCGGCCAGGTGACGCCACGATCGCCGCCATCATTCCCGACTGGATCACGCTCTGCGAGCTGCGCCTCAACCGCGAGCTCCGGTTGCGCTCCATGGAGGATCGGGCCACCGCAACGATAAACGGGCCCTATGCGGCCCTGCCGGCGGGCTTCCTCGCCATGCGCAATATCCAGCTCAATACCGATCCGATCAGCGCTCTCGATATGGTGTCGCCGGAACTGATCGATCGGATCAGCGCCGGCTCGACGACGGGCCTGCCGCGCCTCTATGCCATCGTCAATGACGAGATCCAGCTGGCGCCGGCGCCCGACGGCTCCTACACGGCCGAGATGGTCTACTGGAAGAAGCTCGATGCGCTGTCGCCGATCGTGATCACGAACTGGCTGCTGGCCAACGCGCCCGACCTCTACCTGTTCGGCTCTTTGGTCGAAGCCGCCGCCTATCTCGGCGATGACCCGCATCTGGAACAGTGGGAGGCCCGCTACCAGACCGCCGTCCGACAGCTGCAGGACGCCGATGACGCCGGCAAGTGGTCGGGGGCGACGCCGGTCGTCCGCCAGGCAGGGAGCAATCCGTAATGGCCGACAACATCCAGACTCCCACGGGCAGCGGCAGCGATCCGGCCGTGGCGACCGACGACATCGGCGGGGCGCATTTTCAGAAGGTGAAGATCGCGCTCGGCGCCGAGAACGAGTTCGACACGCTGGTCGATTCCGGCCAGCAGACCATGGCGAACAGCATTCCCGTCGTCGTCGCCGCCAACCAATCGCCGATATCGGTCGATGCCACGCCGGCAAGTCCGGCAGCGAACGACTATCTGCCGGTCAGGTTGACGGATGGCGCCGCGTTCTATAGCGGCGGGGGAGGGCAGACCGACAAATCTGCCTTCGCGGAAGGAGCGGGCCGGGTCACGCCGATCGCCGGCGTCGTCAACGAGACGCCCGCAGCGGATCCGACGGAGGACCAGGCGGCAGCGGCGCGCATCACCGCCAAGCGTGCGTTGCACGTCAATCTGCGCAACGCCGGCGGCGCAGAAATCGGCCTGGCGGCGGCCCCGATACGCATCGATCCGACGGGCACGACGGTTCAGCCGGTCAGCAATGCCGGTGCGTTCGCGATCCAGGACAGCGAGAAGCTCACCGACAACGCTGCCTTCAGCGACGGCGCGTCCAAGGTCATGCTCGCCGGCTACGTGTTCGATGAAACGGCCGGGACGGCTCTGAGCGAGAACGATGCGGCGGCGGCGCGCCTGAACGCCAATCGGGCTCAGGTGCTCGTCATCGAGGACGATGCGACGCGCGGCCGGCGCGCCAGCGTCACTGCGGCCAATGCGTTGAAGGTCGACGGCTCGGCAGCGACCCAGCCGGTGAGCGGCACGGTCACGGCCAATGCCGGCAGCGGCACCTTCGCGACCCAGGACAGCGCCAGCCAGATCGACAACGGCGCGTTCTCCGACGGGGCGTCGCGTGTCATCCCGGCGGGCTACTACTTCGACGAAACCGCCGGCACCGCCCTCAGCGAGAACGACATTGCGGCGGCGCGCATCGATGCGAAGCGCGCCCTGGTGGGCGTCATCGAGGATGGCGCGAACCGCGGCACGCGGCTGGCGGTGAAAGCCGCGAGCACGGCGCCGCTTGCGACGGACCCGGCCGCCGTCGTGGCGCTGTCGCCCAACGGCTACCATCGCCTGGCGACCTATGCCGCGCTCTATCGCTTGGCGGCGCGCCCCTACGCGCTGTCGAACGCCTTCACCGCCAACACCCGCAAGCAGTTCGCGACGCTGCATCACACGGCCTCGGCCACGAAGACGGTGCGCGTTCGCCGCGTCCAGATCGCGTTGGAGAGTTCGAGCGTCGCGGCCATCACCGCTGCCGATCTGGTGTTCCTCACGAGCGCGCCGGCGACCGGGAACCCGACCGTCGCCCCCGCGGCGCTCAATCGT